TGTTAATCCTGCATCTCCAATTAAACCAATGACAGGTCCTTCAGCAGCAGTACCATCATGTTTGTGTCCTGTTGAATTATTAAATGCTGCTAATAATTGATTGTATTCATTATTAAATAATGATGCTGATATTGTATCGCCATCATTTAATGAACTTTGTCTAGTATATCCTGCCATATTATCTTCTTCCTCCTGCTATAAATGAAACAAACATTCCATTAACTGAGTATGGAGCATTTGTATCATCACTAAAAAATTTAAAGTTATTAGAGAATCCACTTCCTGTAACTAAAACACTTTTACTTGGTAAAGTAGATGCTCCAAATATTCCTGTTCCAAAAACTGCTGAACCAAATAATGATGCTGAACTTAAATTACCTACTGAAAAGTTTCCAGGTTGAGGTACTTCAGAGTTATCAAAATCATATCTGATTCTTAATAACAAATCATTTTGAACACCTTCAGGTTCAATATTAGCTTTTACTTTGTATAAACTTTTTCTTAAACCATTATCACCATAGTCCATGTCTGGTGTTTGAAATTCTGCTACAACATTTGTACCATCAAAACTATTACCAGTATCATGTTGAAAGATATAACCAGATTCATCAGCATGATAAATAACTTCTGTACCTGAATTATTTAAATCGGATGTACAAAATTTTACAGGTAAACCTTTTGTTTCACTCCATTCAAAAGCAGGAACACCTTCTGAACTATATTTAAATGTTCCGATAATTCCTTTTTGTCCTGAGTTAGCTTGACCAGATTGATAATAAAATAATCTATATTGACTTCGTTCTCTAATAACAATACTTGATAAAGTATAATTACCAATGTTATTTAATATATCATTAATAAGTGGTAATATTTTTCTAGAGATAGAACTTAATTCTACGTCATCAATTCTAGCTGTACCAGCAACTGTTCTTAATCCATCAGGTGCTAGAAAGATTAAATCTCCACCTATCTCCTGAATTGAGTTGCCATTTACACAACCTATATTTTTAGTTACTGATTTAATTATAGGTGTAGAATCAAGGTTTGTCAACTCATAAATACTATTCTTACAAAATATAATTAATGAGTTTCTAAATACTTTAATACCAGTAATTACATCACCAATATCAATAGAACCAGCAGAAGCTTGTTCAAAATCCCAAGGTTTTAATCTAGTACTATAATGTATTGTACTAGGGTCATCATCACTACCAGCAACAATTATTCTTTCTGCAAACTTTTCAATAAATTTACATCCTGTTGGAGCTGACCTATCTAATTCTACAAAATGATAACCATCAAAATCATATTGAAATTCAGCAACTTTATTTTGTCCATCGACAATGTATATTGTTCCATTCTCACCTTCAGATTCAAAATTAACAAATTGAACATTAGATTGATTTGTTCTAGCTATTGTTGTGGCTGAAGGTAATTGAGATGCATCTAAACCACCATGATAAAGTGTTAAACCATTTTTAGTTGCAGGTGCATTTATATCAATAGTTAAATTAGTATCACTATTAATAGATATTAAATGATAATAGTTACCATCTATTTTAAGTATATCACCTTCATGAAGGTCAGTTGTAAATGTAGTTCCTGCTCCTAAGACTGTAGGAGAACCAGCATTAATACTTACTGTTCCTGAAATAGCTGTAAAGGTATCTTTATTAACTTGTAAGTAAGATGTACCATCATTACTATAATATAAATTATCACCTTGAGCTACTAGTACTCCATCATTGTAATGTATTATACCATGAATAGAATCTGTAGAAACTCCTGAAGGAATTACTGAACTAGAACCTCCCCATTTTTGATAACCACTTATTCTTCTGTAGCCACCAGTTGTAGCAGATTCAAAATTTTGTAACTTAGTTGCAGCACCAGGAGTTCTAAATAAAGCATGTGAACTTGAAACTAAGTCCAAGCCACCTTGTACAGTAATGGAAGCTCCTTGTGTTGGCATCTATTAATCCTTTATATAAATAATCTTCTATCATCTTCCACATATTTAGGTTGTGGAGCATTTAATTGTTCAATCATTTTATTTAAACCTTTTTTATATTCATCTAAAGCTAATTGTGTTTGAGCTATATTATCTTTAAATTGATAAATAAAATATCTTGCTCTAGCTAATAGTACAGGTTTGTATTGTTCAGGAAATAATACTACATCAGTATCATTAGTTAATTCAGATGGTCTATTAAATGCATTAAAATAAATTCTATAAACACCATTAGGTATTGGAGATAAACCAACTCTTCTACCATCTTCACTTCTTATAATTCTTTCAGGTACTCCATAAGTTTGATTACCTGATTTATCTTGTGATTCTCCTTGAGAATAAAAATCTTTCCAAGTTTCTAAAGTTGCAAATGGTAAACTTCTAATTGTATAAGGTGTAGTTTTACCAGCTACTCCTTCTTCTGTTAATGTAAAGCTATCCCAATCTACATTAGAATAATCAGTATCAACACTTGTTGAACCTGCTTTTAATAGATACCATCTAGTACCTGATACAGTTTCAATGTAAGTATTACCATTATAATTATTTTGTGGTGCAGCTGTTGTTAGCCAAGACCATGTATCTTGTGCATCTACTATATCAAAGTAAGCTCTGTTCACACAGTTAGCTACAAATTTTTGTATTGCTACTGCACCTGATATAGTTGTTACTTCTGGTTCGTTAATTTCTACTAACAATTCGTTAGTCATTGATAAATAAGTTTTAGCCATTTAACAGTTCCATGCTCTTAGTGATTTATTAATTCTTGAATTAGGGTCTCTTGCAGTTTTCTTAGAAGTTAATTTTTTTTTCATGCCTCTCATTCTAGCACAAAAAGATTTTCTTCTACCAGCATCTTTTTTATTTTTAGGATTGGGAGCAGGTGGTTTTAAATTTCTTTTCTTTCCAGTCTTAGTACGACCTTTATTGTAAGATGCTCTACCCTTTGCATTCAAACCACCTTTAGGGTCTTTACCCTCTTTACGAGTCCAAGCAGGTGAAGACATTATTCCCATAAAATTACTTTTTCTTTTTAGACATCATACCACCATACATCATTTTCTTTTTAGATGCATTAGCATGAACTTTACCACCATGTTTATATTTACCTTTGTTTACTACTTTGCCACCAGGCATTGCTTTTTTCATTGGCATATTAAATCCTATTAATTAAATTGAATAGTAGGGGATATTTCTACCCCCTACCATTGTAATTACTATTAGTCGATTGTGTAGATAATTTTACCTACTGAATCATCTCTAAGTACTTTTCTACCCCATACCATTAGACCTCTAACGATATCGCTGAACGTAGATGTATCTCTAACAGTTTCTACTTTGTTCATCGCTGAAGCAGCAGAAGTAGCTGAGATATGTCCAAATAGAGCTTCAGGCTGCGTAGCAGTACCTGCTGGTGAAGCACCAGTTAAGTCGTTAGTTGGTAAGTTGTTAGATTTGTACATTTGGAAACCTCTAAGTAATCCAGATGCTACCAAACCATTTCTAATTGAACCTTGACCTGCATTGAAGTCAACAGTTAACAATTTAGAAGCTGTGTCTGATAGTACATTGTACCACTCAGGAGCTGCCACAAACCATCTGCCTTCTTCTGCAACGTTGTTTTCATCCAACTCTTTTGCAGCTAAAGCCATTTGGTTTAGAGGGTCAACTTCACCAGAACCAAATCCAATATCAATCGGAACAGAAGTTGTTCCCATACCAGTTGTTACACCAGCACCTGCAGAAATTGCAGTCATGATATTAGCATCCATTGCGTCTCTCAATTTGTACGCAGCATTGTCTGATGCAATCGCTTGGAAATTAACATGAGAGAATCTCTTCTCTAAGTCATCCAATTTGAATGAAAAAGACTTAGCTTGGTCAATTGTAAGAACAAGTTCTTGGTCTGTTAAGTTAGTTGAAGCGACAGTTAAACCTCTTGTGTAGTCTGCTACATCAATTTGAGGTTCTTTGATTATGTTTACTGTATCGCCATATTGAGAAATCTCACCCATGTAGTCTGTGTTACAGATTGCTTCTGCAACTGCAGCTTTTCTAAGTGCGATTTGTACTTTCTTTGAATAGATTTCAGGAATAAAAAAACCATTAGTTTGACCTGAAACACCTAATCCAAAGTTTGTTGTAGAACCACCAGCAAATTTAGCCATAGTTATACTCCTTTGTTATTGTTAGTTGGTTAATAAAAAAATAAAGATAAAATTATTCTAAAATTCTACCTTCTCTCTGAGCTTTTAGAATTTCTTTTTCGTATTCCATAAACTCAGCATCTGACATTTTAGAAATATCAGAACGTTTGAAGAAATTTTCCTTTGATTGAGGAACTTGTACTTGCTCATTAGTTTTAACTAATAAATCAGCTCCATCGTTCTTAGGTTGTTTCTTCGTAGTTTTTTTATCTAATCCAAGTCCTCGGTCCTTCTTATACAAGTCGATTGCTCTTGCAGCAAGTTTACCATCAGAGTTATTTTCATATATCCATTTTTTAATTTCCATTGGTTGAGCATCAGCCCATTGATGGAAATCATCTGACTCCTTGATATTCTCAAAGTCTGGATGATATTTAGAAAGTTCTAATTCAGCTTCACGTTGTTGTAAAGTTTTATTAGCTTTCTTTAACTCTTCAAGTTCTTCTTGCATACTCTTAACTTCGTTTTGAGATTGCAAGTGAGATACAGTTTCCACAACACCATATATGTCAGGGTAATCATTCTTAAAAGCTTCTAGCTCTTCAGCTGATTTAGGTGGTGTATATTTAGGAGCATTGTCTCTTAATTGTGTTTTAAGGTCATTCTCCTTACTATTCCATTCACCTAGTTTTCTGTCATAGTATCGTTTGAGGTCATCATACCTCTTTTTGTAATCAACTTTTGTATAAGGATTAGAGTCTACGTTTAATGCAGAATCTTGAACCTTATCCATAGTGGCTGAAGTATCTTCGGTAGAATCTTCTGGGTTGCTGTTATCAGCAGTAGCAGTTAATTCATCTCTGTTACTTTCAGGGTTTGGCACATACAAACCACTATCAGCACTCTGTAGTGGCTTTGGCATTGAATTATCATTATGCCAAGCTTTCTTCATGTTGTAAGGGTTTGCTGCGACTTTTTTTAGTCCTTCTTTGTTTTCTTCACTCATATAGTCCTCCTTTAGGGCTTCTTAACTTGAAGGTAGCTAAGGTAGGTGTTTGGGTTTAGAAACAAAACTACAAGGGCTTATAATAAAAATATATTATAAGGTAGCTTGTCTATTCATAGAGTTACCTTTCTCTATAAATTCTTTTATACTATCTCTTGCTGTTCAGCTTGAGATTGAACTCCAGCATCATAAGCTTGTTCAGCTTGTTTCATCATCTTTCTTAATTTGTCTACACCAAGATGCTTAACTGCTTTTGCTGTAAATACAAATTCACCATCAGATAATAATGCTGGGATAGAGTCTGAAGTTCCTGTTCCTGGTCCTTCTACTTCTCCATCGTCTGTAAATTCTGTTGCAACTATCTTTGGAATAATTGCTTCTAGTTCTGGATGCATTTCTACTGCATCATCTAAAATTTTTTCTTCTTCTTCTGATAAAGCTGATGTATCTATAATAGCATCCATATCACCCATGTCTTCATCTTCCATATCTTCTTCCATAGGTTCTTCATTCATTCCCATTGGTTCTAATAAACCTTGGTCTTCTTCTGCCATCATTTCCATATCTGTTTCAGCTTCATTCATATCTTCTTCATCAACAACGTCACCTTCTGCAAAAGCTAAATAGTCTGGTCGTTGGTCATATTTTCCTTTTTCAATTCCAACTGCACCACCTAATGCCATTTGAGCTTTAACAGATTTAGCTGCTTTGTATTCTTCTAATTCTTTTTCTTGTTGTTCAGTTAAAGGTAATCCTGAATCTTGCATAGCTTCAAGTTGTTCCATTTTTTTCATTTCAATAATTTCTTTTGTAGATAATTCTCCACTACCAAATTTCATTCTTTTCATTAATCCACCTTTAGCTTTTTTAATTACACCTTTACCTATTAAAATATCTTTTTGTGTGACTGTACCATCTCCACTTAAATCTGGAAATGATTCACCACCATCTTTAAATCTTGTTCTTGTTGGAGATAATAATCTAGAAGGCATACCTTGTCTAGCAGACTGAGGTGTATTTACATCATAAGGTGTAATACCTGAATCTTGATTAGGGTCATTCTTTGCTATATAAGGTGGTTGAGACATAAGCCCACCTGTAGCCATGTTTATAGGTTTGTTCTTTTTCATTATACTTCTCCAATTAATAATATTATAGCAATCGAATAGTTATTAGTCAACTACTATTTAGATATATCTCTAACCTGAAACTGGAGGTTCTTCAATTTGTCCAGTAAATTCCATCTCCCCTGGCATTGGTGTATTACCAGGTCCGATTGAGCCTTCGCCATTTCCTGGGTTGTTTGCTCCTGGAGTTTGTTCAGGTACTCCACCATACCCTGCCATTGCTCCGAGTTCACCAGAGCCATCAGCTTGATTGCTAGTTCCTTTGTTAACATTTTGTTGTCCTATTATTTTTGCGTAGATTTCTGCTTCATCTTTTGTATTCATAATTTCTTCAGGGTCTAAATCAAGAGAGTGTGCTAACTCTTTAATCACCTCTGACATTCTTACAAAAGGAGCAATTGCTGGATTCTGTACAGTTTGTAAGAACATAGTTAGTCTTTGACTTCTAACTTCTTTCTTCATCAAACTAGAAGAACCAGTTGCTTTAATTTCTAAGTCACCTCTTATAGGTAAGTCACCTTCATAGAATTGCATATTCCATTGGAACATTGCTTCACCTAAAGGTTTAATTAATTGGTCATCAATATTTTTAATTACTGTTTTAATATTTAATGATGCTGCTCCCATAAGCATTGACATACCTGATGCTGTTCTTGTCATAGATTGAACACCAGTTTGTCCATGTGAATAAGAAGGTAATCCAGTTGATTCATCTGCAAGTTGTCTAAACTTGTCAAACATTTGCATATTCTCAACTGCAGTATTTGGAAACTTCAATCCATAAATAGATTGTCCAGGTACACCTGATTGTCTTTTAAATATTTTACCAGGATGTATTTCCATTGTTTGATTAGATGATAAAGCAGATTCATCTACATCAAATACTAAGTTACCTGCTAATGCTAAATTATCAATA